ACAATGTATGAATTAACACCATAGTAAACAATGTCACCTAAATCATATTCAGTAATATTTGTCCAGTCGCCTTGCCATTCAAAACCCTGGTTAAGTCTTTCCCAGTAAGTTGTGTTAGGTGGTTTGATTGCTGTGTCGGCATGATCTTTGATACACAAATAAGTATATCCGCCAACTCTTACAACGTCGCCAACATAGTAATCTTGTGTTGTTGAATCGTCGCCCCAATCGCCTCTTAAATTAAATCCTTTTAGGTATAGGTCCCAATCATTTGTATTGGAGTAAGGAGCCTTACCTTTATTATTTGTAGTTGCAATATATGAGTATCCTCCATATGCAACAATGTCACCTGGTTGATATTGTACATCTATTGCCCAAGTGTCTTCAAATTCTAAACCTGGAACAAATTTTTCCCAGTTTGCTTCGTCGGCCGCAAGTGAAGTTGTCGAAGTATGATAGGTTGTACAGATCCAAATATTTGCTCCGTACTTAACAATATCATTTATGCGATATCTAGTAGATGCCGCCCAATCATTTCTGTATAAAACACCTTTGTGGAAATATTCCCACTTAGCCTGATCCGCTTCTAAACCTTCTGCATCTGTTCCTGACAGATGTCCAGTGATACAAACATAAAGTTGTCCACCATATCTAACAAGGTCGTTTGGTTTATATCTAGTTTCTGCAACCCAAATATTTTTCCAATCAAATCCTTTTGAATAGATATCCCATTTTGCTAGATCGGCTTCTAAGCCGTCAATGTCTGTTGCTACTGTTGTTGAAGATGTATGATATGTATTACAAAGATAAATGTTGCCGCCGTATTTGACTAAATCATTAACTTTGTATCTGGTATTGATTGCCCAGTCACCTTTCCAGTCTGTATTTTCTGTATAAAGATCCCAGTCACCTTGGTTTTGTTCTAAACCTAGTGTAATAGTTCCTGCTGAAGTATGACCGTTGTTTGCAACATATAACAGTCCTCCGTATTTTACTACGTCACCTTTTTTGTAATATGTATTAATATCCCAGTTGCCTACCCAGTTTTGTCCATCGGACATAACATTCCAGTAAGCACTATCTAAATAGAAATCTGGACCAGCCGTATGTGCTTGGACACAGATGTAAACCTGTCCACCATAACGAATGATATCATCTTTAACATAGGCTTTTGCGGTTGCCCACTCACCTTGCCATACAAATTTAATTCTACCTAGTTTAAATTCAGCCATTGATTACTCCAATTGTATAGTTATTTACCATATTATGCACAACAACCATTATCCAGCCCCTCCTGTTTCGTCAGTACCGCCCATGTCGTCCGGTTGTGGAAAGTCGGTTCCAGACGCAAAAAACGCCATTGCCGCTACTTGACCACCTACACCACCTTGTGCAGTTAGTTTTGTTAATACATTTATTGCTCTAGTTGGATCTTCTTCAAGTGTTGTCATAGTAATTGTTTGGAAATTGATCTGAACAACACCCGCTACTAGTCCGTTAACGTTAATACTTGTACCACCACCTGTAATTCTATTTGCAACATAAGCCGCGATTGCTTTTTGTGTTGGAACAATTCTATCAGAGTTTGCAGTGAATAACGGATCAATACTAAATTCGCTAATTACAGCACCAGTACCGCCCAGTGTTACACCACCTAAACTTAATTCAGTTAATCCCTGTAATTCAAATTGATCAGCGTTAAGTGTAACTGTTCCTCTAGCCTGTTCAACTTCGAACAATTCACCAACCCTAAAGTTACCATCTTGGTCTGTACTTGCGTAGAACACTCGTCCGCCATCTGATTGTTGTACTTCATTAAATGGTTTTGGTGAGTTGTCTGCACCTTCTATAAATCCCTCAATGTATCTTTGTGGGTATGCTGATTCTCCGAAGTTACCTGTACCAACATCTAAGAAGTCATGGAATGTTAAACGAACCTGTGAATATCTTTGTCTAATGGATATTGCTGTTGCATGAGCAGGAGATTCTGCAATACCTAACTTAGGTGATATATTAATTCTTGCTGTTAATGATCCTGTGTTACCTGCAACGTTTTCAACACTTGTAACTTTATATGTTAATCCGTCGATACCAGCAATGTCTAAGTTGTCACCTGGTCCAGGTAATCTTGACAATGCTTGAACATTTAATCCGGATCCTAATTGGAAAAGATCTGCATATCCGTCGCCTGTAATTGTTGCAGTTGCCGATCTAAATCTTGTACCTCTACTAATAAATGATGGTTGAGGTAATACACCGTCTGCTAATCTAATATTCCATTTAGGTTGGCTAACTGATTGCGGATCAGTAATTGTCATTACCACGTTTCCTGAATCAGTTACCGATGTAGCATTACCCATCCCTGTGGCAGAAGAACTATAATAGTAAAAAGTAGTAGGAGCGTTAAATTGAACTTCTAGTTCAATGTATCTGTCATTTGCTCCAGCAAAATTATTAATAAAGTTAGTTCTAGTTACAACTTCGCCGTTGATATAATATATTAATCCGTTCTCATAATAGTTTCCGCCGTCGCCAATTCCTTCTGTACTATCGGCAAAGAAAAACGGATGTGCAGTTGTGGTTGAATCGTCTTGTGGGAAATCTGTTAATGAACTATCGTTCAAATCAAATTTATATGTAATACCTCTTACTAAATCTAAATGAGGTCTTTCACTACCGTCAATAAAGAATACGTTTTGTGTATTTCCAGCGTCTCTGTCGACAGTGATAGTTTTTGTTACATATAGAGATGTTTCAGCACCTGTGTAACCTGAACCTGGATCTAAAATTGTAAATGATCCAACTCTGTTGTTTGAAACTTCAATAAATGCAAATGCTGTTTTACCTTGTTTAATTATTTCAACAATATTTGATCCTGAAGATTGTTTTGGATTACCTGCTGATAGTAATAAAAATTTTCCATCATAGTTTGGATTTCCAAAACAGATGTGACTCCAGTTTCTAGCCGCGGTGGTTGTTGTAGCGGTCCAAGTAATTGCATCTTCTGATGTACATACTTCAGTGCTGTTTTGTCTTACAGCAATAAACACACCTTGACCGTAACCAATTTTCCAATTGCCTGGCGAAGGTAAAGCACCAGTAACTTCAACCCAAGTATCTTTACCATTTCTTACATTGTAGAATACATTGCTAGTTCCTGGTTGTACTGCAACAAATCTATTATTACCAAATATCAAATCGTCAACGCTTGATATATTTGTTGTTGTGAAATTTTCGTTCCATGTTGTTGAACTAGGAGATTTATACCAAATTCTATTTGCAGTAGAATCAAAGTCACTTGTTATTACAATAAAGTGTCCTTGTCCGTATGCTATTCCTCTAACAGTAATGCCGCCACCTAGAACAACTCCAGGTGCTTCATATTCTTGCCAGTTAATACCGTCTGTTGATTGCCACCAAACATCTCCATTAGTACTCATTACAACAAAGTATCCATCTCCGTAAGCAATTTTTCTACTTTGTATAAAAGTTGAGTCTTCAGCAAGTTCTCTAACTAACCAGTCTGTTCCATTAGATGATGATGCAACAATACCTTCATCTGCAACAGCAACAAATTTACCATTACCGTATGCAATATCTCTCCAACTCCAAGATCCTGTTGGAACGTTAGGAGGAAAATTAGGGAATGTTCCTTGTATCCACGTAACTCCATCTATACTTGTAGCATATGTACCTGTAGTTGTGTTACCAAACTCACTTTCTGCAATAGCAACAAACTTACCATTGCCGTAAGCACAACTTGACCAGTCAATAGGTACAGGAAGATTTGCCGTGCTCTTACTAAATGGTGGTTTACTAAATTCTACTAAAGGTTGAATTTGATAATATGCCGTATCATCGATAACAGGTTCAATAGGTGTTCCAGAAATTAAATGATCCCACCCTGGTTGACCATTAGAAATTTTACGGACTACTGCAATTTTTGTAGAAGGATCATATGTATCAATAATACCATATTGTCCTACGCCTGTACCTGCAATAATTCTTAAGAGTTTTCCGTTGTATCCTGACGTTGAATCTTCTTGTGTATCAGTTAAAGATAATGTCAACGATGTTGTATCACCGCTTTGTCCTAGACCTTGAACAACTTCAAATCCAAAGCCACCTGCGGTTGATGAATCACCTGGATCCATTAATCTTACTTCTTTAATAGCACCGTCTCTAAATTCCACAAATTCAGTAACCAAACCACTACCTGTACCAGAGAATGATTTAACTGATGCCAAACTATAATTTTCTCCAGCGTGAGTGTATCCAAATAATAAAATCTCATCGTCTTGGTCTGTGTATACTCTTCCAACTTGTGCTTCTTTTGTTCTGTTATCAACCACTGCTGTAATAGGTGTTTCAGATAGGTCATATCCTTCTGCAACAGATCCATAGTCACCGTATGAGTTGTTACCGTTTGTTGCACGAATCTTACCACCAATTTCTGATAGATATCCAATATGGCAATAATACGTAAACACCGAAACAAGTTCTGTTAAGCCTAAATTAGTACACCATACACCTATACCGTCTGATAATACCTGTGTAAAGTCGTTAGCAACAACAGATTTATTTCCACCGTCATGTAAGTTACCATCAATTTTTAATCCAACACATCCTGTACCAATTGTTGTTACGTTTTGTACATACGTAGATTTATTAGTAATCCACACTGTTTGATCATCAGGGCCTGTTCCAGGATCTAAAGAAACAAATGCTCCACCAGTTGGTCTACTTGTGCCATACTCATTAACTGCACTAAGTCCGCCAGTTAATCCTTCTAGTGTCATATTTCTAATGCCGCAACCGTTTCTAACATAGAACATATTAGATGTTGCATATCCTTCTGCTGGCATAATTCTAGTTGATCTTAATTCATGTCCAACCAGTGCAACATTGGCTGGAATACTAATTGGTAACTCTTCTCTATATTCTCCTGTTGCAATTACTATGGTTGCAGGTGCTCTAGTACTTTCGTCTGCTAAAATATAATCACAGGCATATTTTACTGTTCTAAAAGGGTTTGCTTCTGTTCCGCCTTTGTCTGGTGCATCAACACCCGATGTAGAAACATAAAAAACTTTTGGTGATCGTCCTAATAGTGCCCAAGTAGGAAAATTATAATTACCGCTGTCTTCTGCAGATTTTGGTAATACTTTAAGTGCAGTTCCTAAATCACCGTGTACAATTCTTTCATTACTACCTTGCCAATAAGATTTAATATCACCGACTTCAGCAAGAACGTTTGTTTTAATACCACGCATATAGTAAGACCAATATTCAGGAAGTGCTTTTTTAAGATCCTGTTCTGGTCTACTGTTAGGAGTAATTGCGGCGTGTCGTTTGATACACTGATAAGCAGTGCCGGCCCATGTTACAATATCTCCTAGTTCATAATATCTAACAGTTGAATCATCATTTTCTTGAACCCACGGTCCAACAAAATATTTTCCTGTCATTAATATTTGCCAGTTAGTAGAACCTTGTACAGCAATTGATCCTTGCTGAGATCCTAATGACATTCCTGCATGATTATAACAAGCATAATATAATGTATCTGGTGCATCATTTGGAATTTGATATTGAACAAATCTTGATATCGCATTATCAAATCCGGCAACATATGCGGCTAGTGTAGGAACAATTTTTGAATCGAGAACGTATGTTACATTAACTCCTTCGTCTTCATATGGTACTCCACCACCTAAAATTCCATCTAATATTTTTGACAAGTATAAAGGATGTGTGTTATTACTTCTATCAGATTGATTAAACACATATGTGGCACCTCTTTCAAATGTTAAACTATCTGTTAAGGTATCATTAATATAATATTTGTTTGCTCCGTTAAAAACTCTTACATCTACTTTAAATGTTTGATTTGAACTTGAAACATCTGGACCGTCGATTGCACCCGACGTATGGTCAGCAGTAGCAAGATAAAGATAACCATTGTTTCTAACCATGTCTCCGATTTTATAATCGGTTGCAATAGTCCAATTACCTCTTAAATTGTACCATTCTCCCATTAATGCCCAAGATAGTGCATCTGTTGGAGGTTCAATACCAGTGCTAAATTTTAATGCACGGTAAGAATATCCGCCGTGTACTACAATGTCACCTGTTTGATATGTTAATCCTGAATTCCATGTGTTATCAAAACCAATTCCTGGAATATATTCTTCAAATAATTGTTCATTAAATGCCGATGCCGCAGTATGTGTCTGTGTACATCTATAAACAGATTGACCGTGTTTGACTAAATCTCCTAGATAATATCGTGTGCCTGCACTGTAAACGCTTCTAAACTGAACGCCTTCAAGCACCACACTCCAGTTGCTAAGATCTTGTTCTAGTCCTCCTGGCTCTTGTTGATTAACAAACACTTCTCCTGGAGCGGAAGTATGACCTGTTACACATCTATAAACATAGCCGCCATATCTAACTATATCTTTTTCTCTGTATCGCGTGTCTACTTGCCAATAATCTGCCCAGTCATCTGTCTTATCAACAACGTCCCAAAATCCTAATCCGGCCGCTTCTAATCCTAGTGCAATGTCGGCAGAGTCATGTTCAAATTTACATCTATATAAAACACCGTTGTATCTGACCAAATCTCCCACAATGTAAGAAGTTTCAGCGGTCCAATCACCTCTCCAACGAGCACCTCTAGTATGTGTTGTCCAATATTGTGCATTTCTTTCAAAACCAAATGCAACATCTTTTAATGCAATGTGACCTTGAATACATCTGTAAACTTGTCCGCCTCTGTTGACTAAATCGTTTAAAATATATTCTGATGGAACAAAAGGAGTTCTAACAGAACCACTTGAAATATATTGAGTGAATGTTGTTCCGTCAACCGTTACTGTTACATCGCTGTTTGAATAAAGTTGTAAAGTGTTTGCACCTAATGGATTAACGTAATATGTATTACCATTAAGTTGAGTCATTCCGTTAACACCGGTAACAACTATTTCTTGACCTTTTATAAAATTATGTGGTGCATTGGTAGTGATAACAACAGGATTGGCTCTTGTTGCCGCAACTAAACCAAAAGTATCATCACCTTCTGATTCTTGCCAGTTGCCTCTCCAACGGTAACCTTCACTCATCAACTCCCATTTTGTTAATTGAGGGTCACCTGTAATACTTAATTGTAAAACTGCTCCATCTGGATCAACAGTTTCAATAGTAACTCTTGCATCATTAACACCATTAACACCTCCTAATTGACTTCCTGTTATTGTGAAAGCAATTTTTGGAATATATGCAATACCTGGTTCTTTAATTGCAACAGTATATCTATTACCTGATCTAGTAACTGTAAATTCTAAATTTGATCCTGGGTTATTTGCTACACCATCAGGTAAAACTGTTACCAATGTAAATTCAGCGTCAGTATTATTTGCCGCTGTATATGGTGCAGGATAAGTGTAATCATAAAGATAATCTGTGAAGAAATTATCCGATGATGTGTGTGCTGTTGTACAATAGTATACTCTACCACCCGAAACAACAATATCGTCTAGTCTATAGGCAGTCGTAGGAGACCAAACTCCTTGGAAAGTATACGTAAATCTATCTAGTTTAAATTCAGCCATTATCTCTTACCCTTGTATTTAACTTCCATAGTTATAAGGTTGATTTAATCTTGCAACTAACTCACCTTCGTCATTAATATAATAATTAATTTTTCTGTTATCCCATCTAAACTGTTCATAATTTAAGTTTGCAAACACTTTATTATGATTAACATCTCTACCTTCAAAAAAGTCTTGTCCAACAGCAAATCCATCATAGTTGTCTTCTTGGTTTCCTGGAATATTAATTGTAATAGCATCGGTTTGACTTAATTGATCTAACACTGCTAAAAATACTTCACCGTCGTTGTTTCTACGAATGCCGTAAAAATAACGTTCTCCCATTTGACTTGTTAAGTCTGATGAGTTTGATCCTATATATTGTGTCATTTATATCCCCTTATACCTGTTCAACAAAACTTATTACAGCATCCATCGAATCAGACCAACTAGATTGAATACTCAATCTATGATACTGATCTAAAATTAATTTTTCTCCACCGTTCAATGCTCTCAAACTTGTGTTTGGTGGAATTGGTACATCTTTAATATAATTTGCAGTAACACTACCTTCATCCGAAATTAACACAGTTGCTAACACAGTTGAATCAGTAATATTAGTCAAACTAATTCCTAACACAATGTTCTTTTTATTTTGACCAACTTGAAACACCTCGATCGGTTTTGTTCCTACGTCTTTTATAATTGCATTTCTAAATATCGTTGCCATTTTTCTTTATCCAAATATTAAAGCGTTAATGATGGACAAATCTTCCGCTTCCTGTAATGTTGCACCACCACCTGCACCAACAACTGAACCCCAAGTTGTTCCTGTCCAAATTTCTAATCTACCCAACCCAGTGTTGTAGCGTAAAAGTCCTGTATCTGGTGATCCTACCGGTCTATCATTAATATCACCTGTTGGAACTTTAATACCGTACGATCCAGCAAAACTTACCCACCCTTCACCGTTTGGTACATCAAAAGTAGTTCTTCCGTTGGTCTCTACATTAGTTATCGTATTTGTTGCTTGATCTATCTCTAAATCACCAATAATTACCTTACCAGTACCATTAGGAGTTATTGTTAAATTAGCATCTGTTCCTTCTGTGCTAATAACATCTGTATGCACTCTAGGTGTGTTAAATCTAGTACCATTTAAATCTGCACGTACTGTTCCTGCAATGTAACTTCTAATAGTGTCGTCATTTGCACCCTGAGTTAATTCAGCGGTCATGTATGTGTTTTGATCTTGGTCAATAATAATACCTTTACTACCACCAAGCACGTTCCAGAACGCACCGTCATAACCTTCAAAGTTTAAACTGTTTGTATTAAAACGAACCATACCCGGTTGAGGTGTATTAGGTCTTTGTCCTGTTGTACCTCTAGCAATTCTTATTGCATTAGTATCAGGAAAATCTACATATCCTGTACCGTGTGCAAAAAGTTCTAGGGTGTTATCATCTTGATAAGTTTGTAAAGAGTTATTAACTAATCTTACCAAGTCAACTTCAAATTGTGTTGTGCTAAATTTATCTTTATCAATTGTTGCTACTAAGTTTCCTTGTGCATAAAATTTAATTTCATCTTCATCAGCACCTAAGAAAGATTCTAAAACAATTTTAGTATCTTTATCTTTATCGGTTATTTCTGCAATACCGCCTGTAATTTGTGCATCACCTGTGATAGTTGTTTTATTATCACCGATTGGATCAATAATTATATCACCTTCTGTGCTTGAAAATGTATTTCCGGAAAGTCTTAAATTTCCTGTTTCAACTTTTACAGGATTAATTATTGTAGTGTTTGCACCATCTGTAAATTGAATACCTAAGGATGATAAAATTTCAGTAGCGGGTGCGGCAAATACAACGTTACCTGTATCTTGATCAACCTTAAATGAATTACCAACTCTAAAATCTCCTCGGCTATCAACTGATGTAAAGAATACTCTACCGCCGTTCAATTCGTTGACTTCATTTGTTTGAATTACATTAGAAAGATTATTTGTTAAATCATAACCAACTCCAATGTATCCAAAATTTTGTGACATAAGTCGTAGACTTACGTCCGGACCATCAGCAGTTACACCTCTAATACCATAAACACAAGCACTACCGTTTGATCTCATTTCAGCGGCAAATTCTTGTCTACTGTATCTTATTATTCCTGTTGCCGTTGTTCCTGAATTTCCGCCTATAATAGATCCGCCCGACCCTGGAGTTAAATCTTGTTCATTAAGGTCATCATATTTTCCGTCGATATAAACTGTATTTCCGTCACCACTTACACTGTCAACAGTAAAGTTAAATGTAGATGATCCATCTGACGATGTTACAGTAATTGTTTCCCCAACTTGCCATCCACTTCCACTAACTCCGCTAAATGTTATCCAAGTTTTTCCGTCACCACCTCTTCCAACTGTTCCTGTTTGTGCAAGAATACCATCAGCACAAAAATAAGTGAAACAGTTTAACCATTCAACCCTAATACCATTGGTCATTAATAGACCAATTTGGTTGGGTGAAAAAATTGTTACTTCATTACAAAGTAATGCGGCTTCGATCGAACTTCTTGAAATATATTGTCCATCTGCTTTAATACCTCTACCAGCATCGCCGGCAACATATCCATACGGATCAGAACTTGAAGTTGTTGAGCCTTTGTTTAATACTGTTATGTTATAAAGGTATGGAGATCTTAATGCAACGGTTGTTCCGGCAGGGTTAAATGCAAATGCATAACCTGTATCGTTACCGCTGTTATAAAACATATCTTTAACAGTAAGATCTTGTATTACAACACCTTCAGCAAGATAAAAACCATCTAAATCGTTTGTACCAACAGTTGGTTTAATTGATGTTGCTCTAATACCTGCACCAACTATTGTAACACCTGCTGGAACAGTTAATGGAAATATTTCAGTAAATTCTCCTGCGGAAATTTTAATAACATCTCCGTTTGTTGCAACAGATAATGCGTGTTTAATTGTAGCAAATGCACTGTCAACGCTAGTACCTTCTTCGGTATCATCACCATTCGTTGTTACGTGCCAAGTATTGCCTTCTTCATTTAATAATAGATTATTAATTCTAACTTTACCTGTACCGTTTGCACGAATTACCAAGTCTTCGTTAGAGTTAATTGTTTGAATTACATTGTCACCTAATTGTATTGTTCCAATGTTTGCATAATTTGAATCTAATGCTTTCCAACGTTTGCTAGGAGAACCTAATCTATATGTATCACTTACATCAGGTAAAATGTCTGATATAATGTCTGCATTAAATTTAACAGTATCAGTGTTTGTATCACCTAAATTAATATTTCCGCCAGCAGTAATATTTCCTGTTGCGTATAAGTTACCAGTAACGTTTGTGTTACCTACTAATTCAATAGTACCTGTTCCGTTTGGACGTAACTCAATAGGTGCATTAGAATCTAATGTCGTAATATAGTTGTCATTTAATTCTAATGAATCTACATGAATTTTTGAATGATAAATTACAGGGTCGTTACCTGCTGGAATAAGTGAAATGGTACTTAGGCTAGAACGAATTTCGTTCCCTTGCATTTCTAAGTTACCTATTTGTAATAAACCTTGTGTTGGATTTTGATTGGCCGGACCAACTTGTAAATTGTCTGTATAAATTTTACCCGCTACTTGAAAATCATGTGTAGGAGAAGTAGTCTTGATTCCAACTCTACCGTTGTTAACATCTAGATATAATAAGTCTGTTTCGAAAGCCAAATCCACACCATTACGTATGAGATTTGCCTTAAGCAACGGACCCGAAATACGACCGACGGCCATTGTTTATTCTCCTTTAAGCGGGCATCCTGTGCCTCTAACCACCTTACATAGCGGGTTAACCACTGTTTGTACTTGCAACAAAATGGTCGTTATTATTGCAATTAATGTTATTTAGTCTGTTTTGGAAAAAGGATTGAGATAGATATTAATTAACTTAATATACTACCGTCGTAACCGTGTATAACTGTTACGTCTTTGCCGAATGGCACTGGAGAATCAAAGCGTACACTTTTATTACCTGATCCTTGCACAAGTGTATAGTTAACATCAGGAATCTGTACAACGTTTTCAACTAGTACTAGAATATTTCCTGCTTCTAATGGAGTAGGATTTAAAGGACCAAAGTCTGTTATACTTGCATCACCTGTTCCCAAGTTTTGAACTATAATTTTGCCTGGTCTATTTGTTCTAATTTGTTCCCAAGCATTATCAACATAAACTTCTAGTTCATTTAGTGTTGTATTATATCTAAGAGTTCCATTAACAGGTGCCGAAGATCGATCTTCTGTAGTTCCCGAACCTAATGTTAATCCTGATTTGGATCCTTCAAAAGATACCACACCGTTAATGTCAACAAATACACTTTTGTCAACAATAAATTTACTTTTAAGTAGTGCTTGTTTTACAAATCTCATTGTATTACACCTGTATAGTTGAAATCATAAAACTAATTGTTGCTGGTGATGTTGTCTGGGCCATAACACGATCACCTGCGTCTAATACAATTCGTTCTGAATCCATTATAAATGTTTCGCCTGCAGGAACACTCACATTGTGTAATATTTTGTTTGAATCGTTTGCTGAGTCACCGTTTTTTACAATATGCAAATTTAAAAATGTATCAGCATCAGTTAAAACTAAACCTCCGCTAGGAATATTGTCAGTATCAGCATAGTTACAAAAAATCATGGTGGTCACAGCATTACTTCCACTGCTAGTATACAGTGTAGTAAATGTTGCATCTATAAATCCATTTGCTATTGCCATCTTTTATCCTAAAATAATATACTCATTAGTAACGCTTTTTTCTTACTTACAAGTTCGTCTCTTGTACTAGATGTATTTACAAAAAATAGTCCAGAACCACCCACATCTTCGGATTGGACATACAGTTTAATTCTACCAGAATCAGCACTTGGAGGAGCAGGAGTTACAGTTCCTACCAATGATAATACGTCATTTACCACTACTTCTGCTGATCCGTTTGATTCTAAAAATAGGGTGCTGTTTGAATTTGATGGTCTAATAGTTGTTCCGTCAATTTCTAAGTCACCTAATTGAATTTCTTGGTTAGTAAGTTCAAATCGAACCACTCCGTCGACTTCTGCAAATACCCTACTACGTGCATCACCGCTTTGTACATCTTGTGTTTCAACTTTAGTGTTATCACTTCTAATTAATGGAATTTGTACACCACCTGAAATCGCATCGTCAACATATTTTTTATTAACTAAATCGTCATCTTCTAAATTTAATTCATAATCTGTTGTACCACGGATACTTACTTTGGCGTTAGGTGCTTTTGTTCCTAGTAAAACTAAATCTTCACCTGTTGTATTAATTTGATGTGCTTGTATCGATCCTAATGCAGTTCCTACCTTAAACTTAAAAATTCCTGTTCCTGTTGCACCGCCTGGCATAATATAAGTGTCAGTATCGTCAAACAATAGTGTAGCATCATCGCCGGTACCTCTATCAATCTGGATACCTGCAGAACCTAGCGTTACTCCATTACCGGATTCGCCTTGGTTTAGAACAATAATGTTATCTTTAATTGTTAAATTTTCTGAACTAACAGTTGATGTGTTACCAAGTACCGTTAAGTCACCAGTAACAACTACACTACCAGTTTCATTACCAGTGTTTAGTGTTATAGTTCCGTTAGATACTGTTTCGATTGCGTAATCGCCGGCAACTCTTAATACATCTTTAGCCATTTATAGGATCCTTTGTGTTAACACACTTATTTAGTCAAGAGAAAAGGGTAAAGCGAACTTTACCCTTTCCTAGAAACAACTAAAATTATATTGCTGTTAAGCGTAGAATTGTTGTTGTTGAGTCGTCTTGTACAGACCATGTGTATTTGTTATTATCCCAATCATAAGCAAGTCTGCTTGTGATTTTTCTTAAATTTACAGCATTCATTCCTGATGTAAATCCTTGGATAATCATTTCGTCAGCACCTAAAGATCCAATTGCTTTGTTTACTAAAGTACAAACTCCAGTATTCGCACCAACTGTAACTTTAAATTTAGACGAACTTCTTTGATTTACGATAAATCCTTCGCCTTCAGCATTAGCACCAATTTGTGCATATGTACCGATGGACTGATCGTTAGTACCACTTCTTGCACCGAAGTATCTTTTATTAATAGGTCTTCCCATTTGTTTTCTCCTTATATTGACGTTCTAGGTCTACGCTGTGGGTACAGCATAAGTCCAACTTCTGTTGGCCCTTTAACGTAAATGTATTTAGTCTGTTCTAGAAAACAAGTGCATAAGATGTACATTAGCAAAGTCTTTAATTGCACGATTTATTTCTTTGCATTTTTCTTTATGTTTTATTACATAAGAATCTCTATGTGTAGTTCTAATCTTCATTTCAATATCAGAAAGTTTTCTTATTTCAGAACCCATACTTGCACAAAACTTAACAACATCAAAACTAAACTCTGGTGCTGATTTAGATAATTGTCGTATTTGGCTTTCTACTGCTTGCCAATCTAACGAATGTTTAATTTCTTTAATGTCCATATAGATATTTAACAAACGTTTGGTCGTAAAAAAAGGGCGAACCTTTCGATCCGCCCTTTTAAAGTTACTTAACTCTGCTCTCTATTATGAGAATGATACGTTAGCAGAAGTGATTGACACTTTGCCTAAGTAATCAGCCGCATTACCAAGAGATGATGCAGTGTTGTTCAGTTCAATGTAACCGTAACGTGTCATAAAGCCAACTACTGGTTCAAAAGTAGCAGGATCTAGTACAACGCCTGATGACATTAAAGGAATGTATGGGCAGTAGAATGCCGCCGCATCAGCCTCTGAAGAACCTTTGTATCCAACAAGTACTTGATTGTCATCAGCACCTGTGTCAGCCAAGTAAGCGTCAACGAACACTTTCATTGCACCGTTTAATGTACCAACAAACTTAGTGTTAGTAGGTGCTTCGAAAGTACCTTCTGTTGTTCTTGCAAACGCAGAAGTAGTCGCAGATTGTAGGATAGTCAATGCTTGGTTTGAAACCACAGCAAAGTTACCTGCACCACGTCTTGTTCTTTGAGCGATCTTGTTAGCAGTTCTGTTGATTTGAACAGCCAAAGCCGCGTGTTCGTCACCAACAAAAGTAGCAGTACCAGATACAGCCGCTTGGTTGTAAGTTTCTTCAACTGAAGCAAGTGATCTTAATGAAGCAAGAATTTCTTGGTCGATCTCAGAAGTAATTTCCTGAGCAAGAGCGGCCATAATTTCTGCTTCGATATCAATGCCTTGTTGTGCTTGAGCGTCTTGAGCCGCTTCAAAAGTCCAACGAGCAGATAGTTTACGAGTTTTCGCCTCTACTGCTTGTTTTAAAATTTGAATGCTCAATTTTTTACCAGGTGTACCTTCTAACGTTGCAGTCGCATCTGCTTTGTTAGTTGAAGCGTTACCTGAATAGCCTTCAGCAATTTTGAAAGGTGATAGTGCTTCTTCGCCTGCTGTTGCAGAATCGAAAGTTTCAGCATATCTTACTCTCAATGTGTGGATTTGACCCACTGGTCCAGTCATAGGCTGTACACCAACGATTTCGTTAGCAATTACAGTTGGCATTACCCTTCTAATAACTGGTAGGATGACTCTGTTTAGAGTTGCTACGTTACCGGCACTAGTTGCACCACTTGAAGCCGCCTCAGCGAGATACTTGCGAGTGTTCTCGAGAGTGACATCCATGACGCTTTTCTTATGGCCTTGTAGACCCTCTAAGAGAGCGGTCTTAGTTTCGGACCAATTTTCTTTTAGTATGTCTGACATTTTCTGTCTCTCCTTTTAGTTTAATCCCGCTAATCTGCGGAGTTCAATTAAATTTGACTTTTCTTCTGTTACGATTGTGCTTTCCTTATTGCCTGTTACTTCAGACCCTTCGGTTAACGCAACACGTTTTGCTTTAATAGATGTTTTATCATCCATTACCGCTGGAAGGTATTTGTCAAATGCTGTATGCAACTTTTCAGTTGACACAGACTCCAATAGTTCGGACATGATTTCTCTCTTGTCTTTCCCTAGTGGCGTTAACAACTCAGTCATCACTGCAACACGTTTTGCTTCGTCTTTGGCTTTTGCAATTTCTTGCTCCTTAGACTCTACTAAATGTTGCTTCTCTGTGACCATTTTCTTAGCCTCTGCTAACTCTTCTTCTTTACTTGCAACTACTTTCATTAACTTCGCAGTTTCTGATTTTTCGTTTAAGTATGAAGATGAATATTCATTAGCAAATGCTTCGAATAGTTTTCTTCCAAAATGGTTCTCTCTAGCACCCTTGATGTCTTCTTTCAATTGTGTGATTTCCTCTGCTAATTTTTTGTTAACAGACTCTTGAACTATTTTAGCCGATTTCTCTATGAAGCGTTGTTTTACTTCATCTAGTTTTACTTTGGCTTCTTTTACAAGTTTTACCTTGGTTTCTGCCAAATCTTTTTTGTCTTCTGCAAACTCTGTGATTTCTTTTGCGAGTTGCTTAACAACAAAGTCTTCAAGTTTTGCAAAGTTTTCTGAAACTTTTTTACGGTCTTCATTAACTTCTGCAATTTCTTTTGTCAATTGTTTAAGAACGAATTCTTTTAACAAATTAGAATGTTCACTTACTTGCTTCTTATATTGGACTCTTGCTTCAGCAAGTGCCTTTTTATCTTCGGCAAATTCAGCGATTTCTGATGACAATTTCTCGGAGACCATGCGATCAAGTGCTTCGACCATGTTTTGCTTATCATGTTCGTAGCGTTTCGCAAACTCCTCACGAAGTTCAGCAGTAACACTGTTTTTGTTCTCTTTAACTTTTTCGTTCCATGCTTCCTCTAGAGAAGATCTTACTTCCTCACTTAGGATGCCTGTTTCAAAAAGTTTATTAAAAACATCACTCATTGGCTTCTCCTTATTGTTACTGCAAGCCTTTTATGACTCGTAGTATCTGTTCTTTGAGATACTTTTGTGCCTTTTGATCATTGCTGATCTCATGCACCGACCTCATCGCACTATAACCACCTCTAGTATTCATGATGTGTTCATAGATTGGTGTAGGGTAGGCTCCCGGTGCACTAGGTTGTGCTACCACATCAACTGTGATAATTTCGAAATCGCTAACGTGACCATCGCCTTCGTTAACATTTCCACTTCCTCTGCTGGATACACCTAATTTAACTCCGCTTTCCAGCATTGTTTTTACCAAGTTACCCATAGGAGTAGGCAAGATTTTCATCTTGCCGTACCCATTAGGACCATCCATCCACATATCTGTAATCATGTGGCTAACTCTGTCCAAGTTTACTTTCAAATCATCTGGGTGATCTACTTCACCAAGAACCGAATAACCACCGTCAATTTGATCTTTTAGAGTCGATACAGCGTTGCCTATCTCGGAGACAGGGTAGATTCGCTGGTTAGCGTTTTTCACACCACCCTGAATACAGATGCCTTTTAGGTAAAGAGATTTTTTGTCCCCTTCACCTGATGACTCTAACGTGACCTTTGCTTGATCAAACGTTAAGTGTTCTCTTAAGTATAAAGATGCCATTTATGGCTTCCTCCTTAATAAATTATTCAGCACTTTTTACAGATGCTTTTTTAAAAGTGTCGCCTGCTTTTGAACCTGGTTCATTCTCGAAAGATTTTCCCATGTCTTTTGGCTTAACGGCACTACCGCCCTTTTCTTCACCACCTTGTGCAATGTTTTTACCATCAGCACCACCTTCAGTTCCACCTTTCGATGCTACTGGAGATTGGGTGTTATCAGCACCTTCTGAATTTTTAGGAGCAGAGACTTTTTCAACATATTCTCTCATAGTCTCGCCAGCGGATTTATCTTGTTTTGCTCCTTCCATTGGAATTTCTTCCCCTGTCAGTTCGGCCATCGCTGATTCTTTTTCGCTCTCGTCGTCCATGTTATCCATGTCGTCCATGTCGTCTTCAGCACCTTCTTCGCCTTCGTCGTCGGCTTTATCACCAACCATAGAGTCGAATTCTGCTTTTAACTCATCAAGAGCATCTTCTAAGTCAACTACACGGTCTTCTAGATCTTCATGATCTTCTTCATGATCGTCTGTTTTACCGTCATCATTGTAATCAGTGTCTGCTTCAACATCTGACATCATGTCGTCTGCGGCATCTCCACCAATTTCTTCAATTGACTCTTCGTTATTTTCTGAAACTTCTTCGTCTGTTTCTTCGTCTGTTGCTTCTTCAACTGACTCTTCGTCTTCATCAGTTGCTTCTTCAACTGAATCTTCATCTGATTTAGCAGTTTCATCTACTGCTTCATCTTCCTTAGATTCATCAGTTGCTTCTTCTACAGCATCTTCTTCTGATTCTTCAGTAGACTCAATAAGTCCCTGATAGATTTCTTTAGACTTTTCTACAACGATATCATGGAAAAGTTCTTCTGCTTTTTCCTTATCTTCGTTTACTAGCAAGTCCAATAATTGTTCAAATTTTGCATTATCTGACATTGTTTTTCTCCTTTATGTTTGTTTATTAGGCAAGGCTGTCAATACATATTTACAAAAAAACCAGTTTTACCGACTAAAATAGGTAAAAATTCGCTTTTTTGACTATTCTTGGTCAAAAACTTGCTTTTCAAACTGTTCATATGTAATAACTTTATAGTTATTGTGGTTATTTAATATAGTAGGGTTAAAATCACCGTCTTTCGTGACCCTATAAAACGTTATATCGCTGTGTTCTTTAATAACTGATTCTGACTGTCTTAGCCAATTACCGTAATATGTAGCAGGTTCTACGCTTTTTTTATAGTTAGGAGTGTCTGAATATATGTTATTAACACGTTTACCGTCAAATAAACCCTGGTAATCAAAGCCTAAAATATATAATTCTTGGTACCAATCTGTAGCCGCTTTCCACAGTGCAGTAGGTCCACTACTCCATCCTTTATTAGGATTAAAATAATGTAGTTGTGAATATTTTTCGTAGG